GTATACCTTGTAGAGAATGCTCTTGGGAGGAACCACCTGAAGGCATCGTACGATGTCGTCGCATACCTTCTTGTAGAGCACCTGTGCAGCGTGCGTGATGTCGTAGGTGGCGTTGTTCGAAGCGGCGATGGCCTGCTCACGAACACCAACCAATGCCTCTGACTTCGGAGTGCTGGCGTCAACAACCTCGTTGATTCCCGTAGCATCACGAATCATACGCAGGTAGTGGTTGTACAAACCAATCAGCTGCTCTACGTTTCGGATAGCATTTCCGATTTCGCGCACAGGCGGGTTTTGGAACCCGCCCTCTGGATTCTTAGAGCGGTAGTAGAATACACCCGTCTGCTCGTAGATGTCTTGAATCTCCAAAGGCTGGAGTTCACCACCGCGACCGAGCTGTACGTTCTCCAGTCCTTCGATGTCGATGATAAGACCGTCAGGCTTTGCCTTAGCGATTGACTGCTGAAGCTTCAGGTGCGTGATTTGAAGCATATCACCAAAACCGATGACGCTTGACACCATTGACTTCGGAATCATGCCACGCAAGTTGGTGGCCACGCAAGAGTACGAAAGGCGGGCACGAGCGATGTCATGCACGTTCTTCGGGATGTTTTTCTGAACTCCGTAGTTGAACATGAAGTCTGTTCCTACAATGTAGATGCCTCCGTAGACGGTGGCGTTCTTCATGTACACTGCCTCGCGGTCAAACACCGACTGCTGCGGAGCGTTGTAGGTGCTACCCTTGTAGTAGAATCCTACGTTGCCAAACTTAGACTCCTTCTTCTCGAATACGATGTCGTCAACAGACATGAACTCAAAGTCCATAATCTGCACCTTGAACTCATCGTATCCGTAGCGGTAGCGGTTGCTTACGGTCTCGTAGTTGTAGCCCTGGGTGCTGTAGCGCAGTGGGTCGTTTCCGTAGCGGTTCATCACCGTCTCGGCAATCTTCTGGTACTGCTCCTCGGTAAACTGGTTTCCAGCCAAACGCTTGAGCTCCATGATGGTCACCGTGCGGAAGTGTCCAGCGTAGGTGAGGTCAGCCATGTTGGGGTCGTCCGTGTAGTTGTGGATGAAGTACGCAGGGTCTACATACTGCTCACGGATACCGTAGTTTGGGTCGTTGGTGCGCTTGGTAATAGCGATGCCGCAGGTAACCAAGTCCTCAACGCATCGGCGGTAGATGCCGTCGTCAAAGTCATTCCACGTGAGGGTCATCTCCGTAGCCAGCTGTGCGGCAATCTCAGCGTCCGTCTTGACGTTGGTGTCAAGGAAGATTTCGGTTTCTTCTGGGGTATCAGGCAAAGAGTCTGGGTCTACCTTCAAGTTAATACCCAGTGATTTAGCTTCCTGAAGCATCGCTTTGTTTTCGATGCGCATTACAGCTGAATTCTTCTTCTTGTCTTTCTCAGAGCGAGACAACGGGTCAATGGCCTGTACCTGTGGGTACGGCTTACGAGAAAGAATCTTGTTTACTACGATTCGTACGAACTTCGGAATGATGGGCACTGGAGTGTAGTCCAGAGTGAGCATCGTGCCGTCTCCGTTGTTTGCGTCCAGTGAGCTAAGAATCTGTCGGTAGATTGACGTATCCTGAGTTCCCTGAGCGTAGTCGCGGTTGTTCTGCATTTCATTGAACCGACGACCGTAAAGTGAATTGTTGTAGTCAACGCCAATCCACTGTGCATACATGGCCTTGGCGTATTGAAGGCCATAGCCTTGTGCCATTTTTTCCTCCGTACTCGCTAGCGGGTCGGGGAATGTAGACTGGCCTTTTGCTGTATAATCTCTTTGCATATCCACTGCGGGCTAATATGCAAATATACTTATTTGATTCAGCGTAAGATGACGCGACCCGGACGAAAAAACTTTTTAACGTCAAAGTTCGTTTTTTCCTTCTTAACTGTCGAACCCTGAGCCGCCAACAGCGCTAATCCACTTGAGATTGACAAGTCAAATGCAGTACGGTCGTCAACTTTGAAGTTAATCCAATCCTCCAGCGTCCTGTCAAAATACATCTTTCCAAACTGCAGCGTTTCTTCGTTGAGCCCCACGTGTGCGTGGATGTAGGCTTCAATTGCCTGAGCGTGCGCTTGGATAATGTCCTGAGAGTTAGACGGTATTCCCTTTGTCTTTGTCGTGCTGCCATAGCCTGAGCTTAGGTGCTCAGGCCTACCCATCAGATAGTGGTCATAGCCTCGTTGCTCAAAGTAGCGAGCGATGCCGTATTTGTTATTCTCTATCAAAAGGCTGTAGCCGTAGAACTTTGCAGCCATCAAAACATCCTCGTAGAAGATTTTAGCGAGCGGAGGACGTGATGCGTACTCAGCCACAAACATATTGGCAGGGTACTGCAGGTTGAACTTGTTGTAAATATGGCAGGCACCTTTTGAGCTCCTTGCGTCAACAGTTACGTCGATGTCGTAGGAGTCAACGCCTCCTACTCCCAGCCAATCGTTCTGCGGACCTTGCTTGTTGCGTAGCTCAAACGGAGGCATCCATGCCACACGCCACCTTCCATTGGGGTCGGGCTTGAAGTATACCTCGGTATCCTGCTGTCCATCCTTCCACACGAAGTTTCCAACCAAGATTGGATTCGGGTACAGTTCTTGATTGTGCTGGATTTGCTCGTATATCTTCTGTACGTTGAAGAGCGACGCTTTAGAGCTGTCGCGAAACGCCTCTGATGTGGTGAATGGGAACTGACGGATGACTTCGTTGAGTTCGTAGCTGTCGTTTACCAGAGCCTTGCGTTCATTCTTCAAGAACGTCTTGGCTCCAATGGTAATCTTCTCCCCATCTATACCAAAAACTGGTACATCTGGGTCTTCAATGATGGGACACCCGTACTTATCAAAGAACCCTTCAAGTGCATCGTAGGCTGGCACGAAAATTGAATACAGGCCGCTCTTTGTGCGTCCGTTTTCGTTTCGCTCTTTGGGATTGCTGGCCTCATAGAGGTCCCTAAACTGGCGACCTCCTCTGTCAAGCGGGTTTACCGTTGAGCCAACCAGCGCCTTTCCCACAATCTTGCGACCAACCAGCAAACAGGTGCGGTGGATGCGCCACGATTCACGGATGTCGGTAGGCTTTTCCCACTTTCCTGCCTCATCCAAGTACAGAATGTGCAGCTTTTCACCGTCATAGGCGTTGTTGGTGGTGTTCTTCCAGTTGATTACCGTGTTCAGGGCCTCACCGCGCTGCGATGTCTTATTGGTCTTGGTGATTCTCTTCGATGGCTCGCGGAAGGCGAGCTCCATACGTGGGTTGGTGGTACCATCCTGGATGGGCTTGAAGAAAAAAGGCAGCGATTTGTAGATGGGCACCACCTTTTTCATGAAGATGTTCTCCTGTGCGTCCGAACCTGTCTTTGACATGATACCCAACAGCCTCTCTTTCACCTGAGTGGCCTCGTTGATGAGCGTAGATGCGCTCATGTTGGTGTATCCAGAACGACGGCACTTGACGTATACCTGACCCAGAGAGCGTGGGTCTACGTTGCAGGCCTCTAGGTGTATGAATAGCTGACGTTGAAACTCAAGGTAGGATGGGTAACCCACGTCAATTTTGGCCCACTGGAGAAAAAAGTAATGGTTTCCGGTGATGTAAGTAGGTACTCCGTTGTTGAAGAACCATAGGCCTTTGCGTCGTCGTTCATATTCTTGTTGGATGTAGGGTGTGTACTTCTTTCTAAATGTTTCCGGCATGGTCATCCACTCCTCCATGGAGTTGACCTTCCTGAGCTCCTCTGGGAGCTCTGTGCGCTCCCATCGTTGCTCTTGAGTTGGCCTGTTGTGGAACAGGATGTCCTGCTTCTTTGGCTGCTTTGGGAGCTGAATGGATAGGTCTCCATAGACAACAATGTCCCCAGATGTTCCCTGGGGACAAATGTTGACGATTACATCGTCTTCTATTTCGACTAGTCCAGCCATCAGCTATCCCAATAAATGAAAACCCACTCGCTATTTTGAGAATTGTTCTGCGAATCCTCCTGAGTAGTCTCGTTCTTCTTTGATTTCTCCACTTTCGTTAAGCTGCCTTATGAGAATCTGTAGCTTTTCTCGTTCAACAATTAGTTCTTTTGCGTCAATTGCAGTTTGTTTAATTGCTTGCAGCTCAGCCTTTCGCTGGGAGCCCGAGAGCTCCTGGTCGACAGGCTTCTGTATCTCCTGAATCATGTTCTCAATGGCTATCTCCATAGCAGCCATCAGACGACCGGCAGTGCCTATGTTGTCGAAGCTACTCTTGGACTTGCGCATAGATGTGTGATAACAGGACGCGATACAGCTTTTCGCCGTTAATCTCCATTTCGTAGTCGGCGTTCTTTTGAATGAACACCTTGTCGCCCGGCTTGAGGCCGAGCTCCTCCAAGCGGTCTGAGCCGTATCGTACATAGCCATACTGGTTGTATGGCTTCTTGGTTTGCACAAGCTCTAAGACTTTGCTCGACAGCTCGTCTTCCTGCTTTGCAGGCACCAAGAATATCCAGTGACCAAGCAGTCGCACCTCACCAGTCTCCTTGCTTTTGTAGGCGTAGGCCTGGCAGCTGTGCGGGTCGTATCCGCCATCCCATCCGACATAGTACAGGTCTTTGTCTTCGAAGATGAACTGACCTCGCTTGTGCTTTGCTTCGTTTAGCTGTTGGTTACCGTATACCATGTGGTTGCCTCCCAGCAACACGTGGTGGTGGAAGTACAGCGTGTCCCCTACGGACACGCCTGTCTTGTATCTTTCAGGTACGCCCACCACCTCACCTGAAAAGGCGCGGTGAGCGAACTCGTTGAAGCGAGTGTCCAGATACATTTCTTGGCCGGCAATCTCAATGGTGTCGTTGACGGCTTTGGGTACTTTTACAACAAAGAATCTAATCGGTTTCATTAGAAGTCGCAATCGTGTTCAATTAAACAAGGCATATCGTCTATGGTCTTCCAGAGCATGGTGCCCTTTTCGGAATTGTAAATGTAGACCAGATAGCGGCGAATGCCATACAAAGCTAAGGCTCGCTCGTCTTGAATAATTGAATCGACTACAGAATCTCCTGTCTTTTGCCCGACAAAGTATGCCATGGCGTCTTTGGGGTTTTGCCCCACGATAATTTTTCTAATAAGTTCCATTTGAATTTCATTATTTATTTAACCAGTATTCAATTGAGTTGGTTGGTAAGTCGTCATCGTCATCGTCGTCCTTCTTCTCTGACACGTAGCTGTGCGCCATTACGTTGAACATGATGTTCAGCTC